TCCTATCTCTGGAGCACCGGAGCAACCACACAGTCTATCCGGGTATATGCCAATGGGGAATACACCGTAACTGTGACGGACTCGGCCGGCGGCGTTACCACCAAAACACTCACTCTGTCCAACCTGTTTTGCCTTCCTGCACCTTTACAGGCGTCCTATACCGTTTCCAGTGAGCCGGCAATAGTCCGTACATCCATGTATGACGGACGGGCCCGGCAACGGATCATGAGCGGAGGAAAAAAGCACAAAAGCCTAAATTGTCAGTTTTTGATGGATGAAGACTCATTAGACCTTTGGCAACAAAACTGGCGTGAAAAGTTGAAAGAAGGGAGCGAATGGTTTTGGCTGAAAACTTTGGGAAATGATGATTTTGTTGAGTATCACAACGTCAGACTGAAAAAAGGTGAATGGAAGGCTAAACTGGCATACAGTTCAGACTCGGAAACTGTATATACTGTGTCTATGGATTTGGAGGTTCGCTAAATGACTTTTGAAAGTCTGAAAGTTCTGAACGCTTCAGGGAGTCAGTTGCCACTTGTGGCATTGATGATCACGTCTGACGCACTGAATGAGCCTATATGTCTCGTTCAGGCGTATGAAGATCAGACCTTAAAAGACGCTGACGGCACCTCACATCTCTTTCACGCCTGCGGTATCTCAATCAATTTGCCGGAGCGGAACACCTCGGGTTTCTCTGACGTAAACTTTTCCGTTTCGGACTCACAGGGTATCTGTATGGCTTATGTCAATCAAGTGACGAGTCAAAACGGCACGGCGCAATTGTGGGTGTTGGAGTATTTGCCCGGCGAAACAGTCCCGGTCTACAGTTTAAGACTGTCAATCACCACTGCTGATATAACGCCGGTTAAGGCGCAATTCTCAGCCGGATGGCATGATACACTTAACCGGAAATTCCCCTATTTGCGCTATACAGCGAGCCGGTTTAAGGGACTGCGTTATGCTTCCTGAAAGCCGCCTGCGACACTATTTTGCTATTCAGCACACGGAACATGGGCGGGTTTTCCCGTTCCTGAATTGCTGGGGGCTGGTCTGTGAGTTCTACCGCCGGGAACTGAATATCAACCTTGATCTGTTTCAGCAGTACACGCCCGCAACCATGGACGCCGGGTATCATGCCGCACAGGGCGAGTTCCGTGAAGTCTCAGAACCTCAGCTCGGGGATGTGATCGCATTCCTGACTGACAAAGGGGTCTGCTATCATGTGGGGGTTATGCTTGACGCTGACCGTTTTTTGCATTCCCGGCGGGGGAAGGGCACTCAGATAACTCCGCTGGCCATGACGGCAGGACATGTGATTTTTTACCGACACAAGGATCTTGATCATGCGCATTGAAATCTACAACAGACTCGATCTTGTAAATCCTATAGAGACAATCAATTTTCCTGAATACACCTGCACGGTTGCTGAATTTTTCAAGACTGTCATGGGTGAGCAGTTTGACCTGAACAGGTTTAAGAACATCTCCGTATATGCTGATGGCCACCTTATTGTTCACTCACTGTGGGAGCAAATCAGCCTGTCACGGTGCAAGAATTTAAGACTGATCATCTCCCCCAAAGACGCTGTTACGATTGCATCAATTGTCATAGCAATCATCGCTGTGGCGTTTACGGTCTATTCCTACATGATGGCGGCAAAAATGCCGAAAAACAAGAATAGATCATCCAGCACATCATCTATTTACGATCCTAACGCACAGGGCAACAAGGTTAAACTTGAAGACCCTATCCCGGAACAGTTCGGCTATGTAAAGGCATTCCCCGACCTTATCAGTGAATATCACTATTATTACAAAAACAACCTGCGGTATATGGATGTTCTGCTCTGTCAGGGGGTAGGACACTTTGACCATCCGGAAAACAAGATTTTTATCGGCAATACTCCGATAACTGATTATGACGACAGTCTTTACCGGCTCCAAATTGCGGATCCGGGGGAGGATATTTCCGGTCATTCTGCGCACCGGTGCTGGTATTCGTCCACCGAGGTTACGTCTTCAGGCCATGAAATTGTGCCCTACCATGAAACGGAGGAAGACAAAGACACAGGCCGCAAGACCTTCAGCCCGGTTTTCAGCGGGAATACCTTTGAGCCCCGGCAGAGTTCTTTTGTGGTTACTGCTTATGGCAGTTCTGGCCCGCAAGGATATGAGTCTACAACCGCCTATGATCTGAAATACAACGTCGGGGATGTATTCAAGATTTACGGCATGTCCGCACTTCCAGACTACAATCTCCGGGCGGAAAGCAAACAGGTGGCGTCTTATGGCACATACAGCATTGCGGATCTGTTTGATTTTATCCAGCAGGACGGCAATGACGCCAAAGTCTATTTGGACTATTTGCCTTTTGACGCCACGGATTTCAAGAAAGGTGTCAAGAAACTGAACTTTGTCTACAGTGTCTTCGGTACAATCTGGCCGGGCGGGTCTCCAATGACAATCCCGCTTCTCAGTTCGGACAAGACTTATTCTTACACCATAGAGAACGACAGTGCCGGAACATTTATCAGGCTGAAAGGCTGTGATGTTTCTACACAGAGAACTTTTGACCTGTCTTCCAGTGCTGTCCGTGCTGAAGTCCGGCTGATTGCGGAAAAGGCAAATTGCCCGGTAACAAGATATGAGAAAAAGTCTGTGTCCGGGCAGTTTGTGGACGCTCCGTGGTATGTATCATCCAGACAAATTGACGTCTCATCCCTTACCCGGAAAGGACGGGCTCTTGCGGCGGATGAAGTGGTTACTATCTCCGGAACAACTACTTACCGGATCTCTTATGGCGGGCCCTCGTCAACCGGGCGGGTGTACGCTAATGTGCCTGTCAGCGAGACTCACCTTTACAAGATTGTCAGCCTGTCCGGGAGCGTTGCTACAGTGGATCGGGATTTGCCTTCATGCCCGTATAGCAATGTTCCGATCAGGGGGACTAATCAGCAGGTAGAGTCTGCAACTTGTGAAATTTGGATCGGAAGTCAGGCTCCTTTTTCTTACCCTTATCGGGACGGCAACGGCTATTACAGAGTTACTGATGTTCAGTCCGATCCTCCGGTGCTGACAGTTCAGGCGGTCTCGGTAGACAGTTTTGATTACGCAGACATTGCGGAATGGAGCGGCTTTCCTTTTTCGGGGATCTACACCTGCAATACGGAATTGCTGACCGGAGCAAACAGTTCCCAGAACGGAAAGCCTACAACCGCCGGCGCCTTCAGAGCATGCCCTCGGGGGATCGGGGCCCGGTTCTATGAACTGGATTTTACTTTCCCTTCCGGTCTTTACAGGTTGGATGATGATGGAGACTATCAAGACCGCACCGCCAGTATCAAGATTGAGTTTAGGCCAGCAGGAAGCAATACAAACTGGACGGAGTACAATTACTCATGGACGGCTCATTCCGGGGACGAGATCGGAACTACCATCTCTTTTGACATGGCGAATTACAACGGGATTTTTGACGAGACCGAGTACAAGTTCGTTGCTTATGAGTTCCGGGTAACTAACACGTCTGAATACAGCAATGACGCAAAAGTCGTGCAAAAGATTTTTTGGAACGGTCTTAAATGCCAAATTTCAGATGATACGTCTTATGAGGATGTGACGGTCATTGCGCTGAGCATAAAGGGAGCGGAGACTTTATCCGAGTCTTCCGAAAATCAAATATCAACTTACTGGACTCGGAAACTGCCGGGACTGACTGGCAGTACGCTAAAGGCTACATCATCCGTTGTTCCGGCGGTGAAATACATTTGCGGCAAGTCTCGGTTTAATGACCTCTTCAGGACCGAAAACTGGACGTCTTTCCATAACGCTTGTGAGGGGGCGGGGATTGAATTTAATTTCCGTTTTGACGATTTCACAACAATTTTGGAAGCGATTAGACAGGTGATCCTTGTAGGTTATGCGGAGCCGGTTGTTAATGGCAATACAATCATCCCCGTGCGGAAAGTCCCTTCCTCGACCTTTGTGCAGATGTTCTCTCCACAGAACATGGTCGGTGAGCCCAAAATCACTTTAAGTCTTTTGACGGATGATACGGATGACGAGCTGGACCTGACCTACATGGACGGGGACAAAGGAGACGGCACATGGAAGGAATATCAGCGGTTTGTACGGCTAGATCCACAGACTAACACGGGGTCTATGAGCATATATCAGCAAAGTCCTAACGTGCAGAATTTTGAGTTGCTGATGTGTACTGATGAAGACTCCGCCTATCGCCTCGCTTTGCGGAAACTCCGGGAGATGATATATCTCCGACAGGAAGTGCAATTCAAGACCGAGTTGGACGCCCTGAACTGTCAGTATGGGGATGTTGTTCTGGTTGCGTTGCCCATGAATGCGAGTCTGGTCAGCGGGCGGATCGTGGGCTGGTCAACAAGCGAAAACCGGATTGTAGTTGATCAGATTTTGAAGGAAGAGGATGTTACAGGAGTTATCTACATACGGCGGCCGGACGGGTCTGTATGGGGAGGAACCTGCGTGTATGAGTCCGAAAACAGTTTGATTTTGACAGCAGTCCTTGACTGGTCAATCAGTGAATACTGGACCGATACGACAGAGAGACCGTATTTCTGCTTTGGAGAGGTCTTTAAGGGATGGGTCAAATCAATCAAGCCAAATCAGACGCAGGCTACAGTTATTGTGACGAATTACTCAGACAAAATCTTTGTAGATGATAAATTTGAGGGTTATGGGATCAGCCCATACGGCACCTGCCAATATGGGTCCAAGTGAGGTCAAAAATGTCAACAGTCTTATCAAATGGCGTGATTGTTCCGGATGTAGGGAGCACAAACTGGGCGGCCGATCTGGAGACTAACTGGACGCTGTTAAATGCGCTTATAGGGGCAGTCGGCGCTAATGTACGGCTGGACCGTCCTAATATCTGGACAGCGGCACAGACTTTTTCTGAAGGGATCTATGGAGACCTTGACGGTACAGCGTCAATGGCCGTGAGTGACGCCAACGGGAATGAAATCGCTACTACATACGCCCTGAAGACAGACGTCACAGCTCTGGCGACCGCAGTCTCCGGCAAAGCGGCAGACGCCGATGTAGTCCACCTTGCCGGGGCGGAAACTATCACGGGGGATAAGACTTTCACCGGCGCCGTAACCTTTGACGGATGGCCGCTCGCAACAGGGTTTCAGCAGACCAAAGCGACCATATCAACCGACGTTGCTCCCTCGTCCACGCAATACTTCGGGTATAACTACGCAAATAACAACGATGGTCAGACATTATTACATCATCGTGCCTTTGTCTCCGCTAACACGCTTAACAACACCCTGCGATACTGGGTACGGCCTAATACGTCAACAGGCGATAACTTCGGTGGATTTCAGGTTGTGGCATACGGCGACGGGTCTACTGTGGCAACGTTCAAGCCCCGGGGTAACTTAGAGCCTTATGATACTAATTATGGAGCAAATCTCGGCTCGTCTTCCAATAAATGGCAGTCTCTAAACGGTATTAATCCGGGAGCGC